CAAGGGGTCAAGAATGACTGACAAAGAACTTTTACAAAAATACAAAGATTACTGTATTTACAGAAGCGTTGCATCAAGTCATTTGTTTGAATCTTATGAATTTTTGGAACAAGAAGATGAATTTAATTCATGGCAAGCATTAATGGAATGGGGATATTACAAAACACAATGCAACCACATTTTGGATAGCTTGAATTACAGAGATTACGACAGGCTTTGTGACTTAGCGGGTGCAATCGTATGATGTACATCGGCATAGATCCGGGCTTCAGCGGTGCATGGGGCATGATTGACCACAATGGTAAGTATCAATCTTGTGGTGACATGCTGCATGACGAGCTATTCATTCTGTCGCACTTAGTCTATGCTGAAATCCGTCAAGCATGTGAAAGACAAGATGTCGCTGTCATCATTGAAGCTGTCCATGCAATGCCCAAACAAGGAGTGTCTAGCACCTTTAAGTTTGGTATGGCATACGGGGCTGCTTTATCGGTCGCACAACGCATCAATACCAATTTCCATACCGTGAGTCCTAGAGTGTGGAAAAAGGCTCTTAAACTCGATTCTGACAAGAATTTGAGCCTATCTATGGCACGTGATCTTTGGCCTACTGCACCTTTGGCAAGAAAGAAGGATAACGGCAGGGCTGAGGCTTTACTTTTGGCGGAGTACCTAAGACGTGAGCACGTTTGAAAGCCCATTCAACTATCCAGAGGAAGAGCCAGAATGGTTGGCTGCTAAACGGATAGAAAAACAAAGAGAAAAACGGGCTGAAAAGCTTGGTCGTGAGATAGGTAGTTGGGGTGGAAAAAGACAAGGTGCTGGTAGAAAGCCTTGGAAAGAAAAACCAACTGGAGATACTATTGTCGTTAAGCTAAACAACATTCAAAGAATGAGTTTAATGGAGATGGGAAATGGCGATGTTGCCAAAGGAATTGAAGAGCTGATCAATCAGTATTTGTGATGAAAAAAGAATTTGTTAAGCTTTTGCAAGATGGAGAAGTCAAGCAAAGCAAACCCTTTAAGGATCTTGACTGGCAGACCAAGGTAGATCTTTTAAAGGAATGGAGGTATGAGCTTGATCGCACGTACCAAATATTGATAGTTGCACGTAACGTAAAGGAAAATTGAAATGGAAAAAGAAACAGGTGGAGCAGCGTTTCCATTGCCTCATGGCGCAGAAACAATTGCTGGAGCAGAAGGCATGACCTTGCGTGATTACTTTGCTGCCAAGGCAATGCAAGGAATTGTTTCAGACCCTGACTTAGCAATGGGTAATTTGCAAATAGCAGAGTGGGCATACAAGCAAGCAGATGCAATGCTGGAGGCACGTAAATGACAGACGAAGAAGCAATGAAATGCGTTGATTACATACGTGATCATGCGCCGATATATGCCAAGGCCAAGGCCAAGCGTGTATTCACAGAGAATGGATTAAAGTCAACTAAAGCTAAGTTGATGGCACAAGAGACAGGAACACTAGGTGCAAAAGAAATCTACGCCTACGCCCACCCAGACTACCAAACAGTTCTCGAAGGGCTTAGAGAAGCAGTCCAAATCGAAGAAGAAATCAAGTACCGCATGGACGCAGCTAAACTTAAATTTGAGTATTGGAAAGTCCAGTCATTTAATCAACGTAGTGAGACAAGGATGATGAGCAATGTATAGAGACGCTGACTTGCTAAAGCTGGCACAGGGTGCTCAGTGCTTGCTTCATGCACACCCTTATTGTGATGACGATTTGGGTGAGTCAACAGTGGCCTGCCATTCAAACCAGATCATTGATGGCAAAGGCAAAGGGATCAAAGCTGATGACTGCATGTCAGTATGGGGTTGTTACAAATGCCATACGTGGCTGGATCAAAGTGGTGATTCAAAAAGAAAAAAAGCAAAGATCTTTGATGAGGCTTGGTACAAACAAGTACAGGAGTGGCATAAATTAGCAGACAACCCTACAATTAAGCCTTGGCGACGAGAAGCTGCAAGACGAGTTCTTGAGCATATTGGAGCCAAGCGGTAAGTTCTCCAAGTTGGGATTTGAGGCTCTTCAGAAATGAGGGGTCTCTTTTTTTTGGAACATTGAAATTCTGGCAGACCAATAATTTGAAAAGCTAAGTTTTTAGGGACTAAAATTTCAATAGGGGAGGGTATTTTTCATGGGGGGGAGGGGGTCATTTATGGTTGTAAATTGCCTAAAAAATAGGCAAAAATCCATTACCCCTAGGCCATTCGGTGTGAGCGCTTACTAACTTAATGGTCGAAGCTGTACAAAATCACATGAGAATCCATACATGCCGCTAAAACGCATTAGAACGCCATTAGAGATGACAAACTTAGCGACAATACCTACACATAGTGACCACGAAAAAGAGGCTTAAAACGAGTTTTTAAAGAGCCTAGAAAATATGCCATTCATTACCCACAAGCTATCCAGCTAATGAAAGTGAGCGCACACTTCGCTACATTTCCAAAAAAAACGAGCCGAAACCCGTTTTCTTTGAGAATGCAATTAGGGCATACGGTCAAGCAATACCCAAAACTGATCTGGCAAACAAACGCGAACGACACGCGCCCCCGTCATTGGTACACAATAAACCAAGCCATTTTGAACGCCCGTCACTTCGTGCAGCGCTTGGCCTATGTGCGTAAGAATCCCGATATTTCCGGCTTTAATCATTGTTTTACCTCTGATATATCGTTGATTGTCCAATCGCTTAGTTCTTGAAAACGCCCGCCCAGCGGCTCAAACTCTCCGCCGTCAGTATCGTGGGCAATTTCCCACGCTTCGTCTTTATTGTTAGCCTCAATCTCAATTGTGCAAAACGTCAAATATGAGGCAGTTACTTTATATTTTTTCATGGTTAAATTCCTTAAGCGATTAATTTTGTACCTACATAGGTACGGCCTTTTTTTGTGAACACTTGAAAACCTAGAGCACGTAAGCGGGATTTAGTCGTTCTGCTAGGCCAATTGGCTAATGTCACTGGGTTGTAGTCGAATCGGTCTAAATCATAGGCATAGCTGGCAATATGATTGCCATGTAAATAGATTTTTGCGTACTCAATACGGGAATGCGTAGTTTTAGAGACTTCAGGTAAGTACTCTATGCGCGTGTTATCAATTGTTTTTGACTTTTTGTTTTTGATAGCTTCTATCATCATTAATTCAATTTTTCTCATGGTTAAACCCCCATAACGTCTATAACGTTTCCGTGTTCAGTCGTTAAAACAAACGACACCCGCGCCTTACCGTCAACCATTAGCGCACCTTCTTTGATAGCGTTCATTAGTTGATTTATTGCACCGTCATGTAGCCAAGGAAGACTGTTTGTTTCTGGATAGACTTCATGCAAAGCGCCGTTTCTCTTTGCTAAATCAAAAGTTCTATATTGATTCAAGTCCCAAAAATACAAAATCATATTTTTCTCCTTAGTGTTGACGATAGACAAAGCCGCCGGATACTTCGCCCACGAATACGCCTTGGTTGATGAGGTATTCTTTAACCTTTTCTTGTCCTTCGTCGTCGTTTTCGTTCTCGTCGTATTCGATTGAATAGGCTTCGGCAATGCTTTGCCAGCTATCTTCGGAAAAGTCACAGCAAAGGGCGATAACGTCTAATTCGTACTCTTCGCCCGTGTCTTTTTCGCATTCCTCTAAGTATTCAAAAAGGCACATTAACCCGTCACTAGTGAAGTTATCGGGTCTAATTTGTTCAAAAGCATGTTCAAAGTCTTGAAAATGTACAGTTTGTTTCATGGTTTACTCACTTAGTTAAAACGTCAAAATAGGCCAGCATCAAGACTAAAAAGCCCAAGAACATAGCCACGGCAAAGAAAAAAGAAAAGAGCTTTTCCATGTTTAAGCCTTTGTAAAACGGATTGATTGAACAATAGCGCTGGATGTATGCGCGGCAATTAGCTGGCGTGAAGGCTCAAACTTAGCGGCAATGGTTTGCCAGTCAATCGTTACGCGCTCCGATTCGATGACCTTTGCGGAAAACTCAAAACCCCCGAAGTCTCCCGCGCCGTTAGCTTTGATACGTGCTTTGATAGCATCTAATTGTTTAGTAAGGCGTTTAACCTCTGAATCAATAGCGCCTGCTTCGTCAATCAATGCGGCGAGGTTAGGTGTTAATTGAATGGTTGTCATCTTGAATTACTCCTTGAATTTGACATTGCACTAAACGGGTTGCTTAGTGTCGCTAAGTATAACGCATATATTGTCGTTAGGTTGACTGTCAAGCACAAATATTTCTATCGCACTTGATTAGTTGATAGATTCAAGTTATCGAGAGCCGCGCAAAAAGAAAAGAGAAAACCCTTTGGCCTTTGGTTGTCCTAATAGCCATTCAGATAAGGGAAGCACAAGAGAGCGAAGACACAAACTAGAGCATGTGATTAGTTTATTAAACCATAGCGAAACCCGCATAAAACCTAGAAACCCCAACGACAGCTATTGCAATTAGCTAAGGGAATGACATAAGGAAAGATAAGAATAGCTAGCTTCGCTCTTCGTTTCGCTCCAGCTCAAAACATCTAAAAGCATACCTAGCCCCGCGGCATTAATTGGGGACAGATCAAACCCGCTTTAAACAATTGGGGACAGATCAACTTCACGGCATGGCCTAGAGATTCGCTGGGCATCGATTCGGCACGATACCCCTAGGGGGTAGGGCTGGGTTAGGTACTGCGGAGAGGGGGGCCTACTCACCCATTCCCAAATTTTTTACAAAAACTTTTCTAACCTGCGTATAATAAACTCACATGAATTGAAAGGAATAGCTATGGCAAAGTTTAAAAAGAGGCCTGTGGTGATTGAGGCTACGCAATGGTTCAAGATGGGCGACCATTCTGCGGTGTTGAATAACGCTTGGCACAATAGACCATACATTAAAACGTTTGAAGGTCATCATCTTGTTACCTCTGGCGAATGGATCATTACAGAAGAAAATGGTAATGTTTATGCTTGCGAACCTGACATCTTTGAGATGACCTATGAGGCAGTCTGATATGGAATGGACATTGGCACATCCTCTGCATGACGTAGAGGACATAGTGAGTCTGGCTGACATGAACTATGGGTCAGAGATAGACGGGATATTGAAAAGGGATCGCAATGTTTTCCGGCATCGGGTTACAGTTGCGACTACCGAGCAGATCTTTAATAAGTCCCGAGAGTTCATTGCAGTGTGTAGAGATGATCCAATTGTTATTCCTCAGTACGACATGAACCAACAAGTGGTTGGTAGTTACACTGAACGACCTCTTCTTGGGTTTTGCTGGTTTGATCGGGGTGGTTATACAACCTACTCTAATGAGGAGATCAGCAATGCAAAATTTCACCACATTGATCTTTCTCTTAGTCCTCGCACTCGGGTTCGTCTTGTTAATGAGATGATTGACCAACATATCCTATGGGCGCATACTTACGGGATACCTATCATTTGCTCAACTTCCATCAGGGCGGAGCATAATGGGTTTATGAAGATTCACCAAAAGCGTGGGTTCACAGTGAATGGCTCCTATGCTTGGATTCGTACAGAAGAGGCAATGAAGTGTTTGATCAACCAATAAGACCTGAAGGTTCTCAAGTTTCCAAAGAGGAAGCTAAAGAGAAAGCTCGTGCCGCTTATAGGGCTAAAAAGGCTGAAAAAAAAGCCCTTGCTATCGCAAGTGGGGAAAGACAGCCTCGTGGTGGTTTTGCTGAAGGGGTTGTGACTAATCCCAAAGGTCGTCCCAAATCTATTGTTAACCGTGTCACTGAATACGGGGCTTTGTTTAATAAGCTGAATGAAGAACGGGTGTCCAAAGGGTTGGCTCCTTTGAAGACTGCTATGGAAGTCTTAATTGATGCCATGCAATCTGATGAACTAGATATTAAGGATAAGGCTAGAATTGCCGATAAGTTAGCTCCTTTTGAGTCTTCACGAGCACCTGTCATTTCTATCGAGCACGTTCAAAACGTATCCCGAGAAGAGGAGACAGACGCTGATGAGGCTTTGGATGACTTCATTGAATCGCTAAGAAAGGTATGATATGCCCTTGAAAAAGTCTAAATCCGAGAAAGCTTTTGGTTCCAACGTCAAGAAGGAAATGGAAGCTGGTAAACCTCAAAAGCAAGCTGTTGCGATTGCCTACGCAGTCAAACGGGATGCTGATGACAAACGCAAACCGAAAGGCAAAAAATGAGCGCTTATACATCTGGCAACAAAGCTCCCACACTGGAGCGTCAACATGCCGTTAAAGCTGGCAACGTCAATGGTGCTAAACCATCGCACAAGGGTGGTGCTACTGATCAGCCTAAAGCTAAGGGTTCGACTGCTTATGGCGCAGGCCATGTTGCTGGTCCTTCGATGGGTGGTAAAGATGTTACTGCTGGTCGGGGTCAAAAAGTGACTGTGCATTACGGTACAGGCAACTACGAAGTTAAAAAGTCACAAGCTTACATGGCTGGTGGCGACAAATTTGAACGTAAGTGAGATAACCATGTCCTACGGCAAAATCATCAGTGGCGGCAAACAGATGTCTAAAGGCTTGACCAAAGGCATCAACGACAAACTGTCTGCTTTCAGCGAAGGCCATGAACGTTCGGCAAAGATTGCTGGCGCTGTTCGTGAAGCATTTGTGGGTCGCTCATTGTCTGACATGCAGACTAATGACATTCACCAACGTGGCAAATTCAAAACTGTCAAATCCCCCAAAAACGTTTAAAGGAAAAGTATGGCAACGTATGACATTGAAGCCTTAAAGGCAGACTTACCCACGGCTAAAGAACTGTCTCAGTTTGTTTACGACAAGACTGGCATTGCGCTTGATCTTGTTGGCAAACCAAAAGAAGACCAGTACTTGGCTGCTAAGAATGCTCTTGAAGGCAAAAAAGTTCCATCAGAATTCTTGACTGATGAAAACCCTTACGTGGAAAAGAAAGACTTGGTTCCTGAAGACCCAATGCCTTCCGTCCCTCCCCGTGAAGCTGGCTTGCTGGATCCTGAAGCAATGGTTCATCACTTTGGTGCTACCAACATGCCTCATCCTTTGGATCCACAGTCTGATCGCAAAGTTCACATTACCTTCCGCAAGTATGAAGATGGTTCATTGACTTTTGAAGTTGTTGGCCCATTGGAAAAACAAGCTGTTGGTTCACGTTTGAACAAATACGGTCAAGTGCAGCCCGAGAAATACACATGGCTTGATCCCCGTACTGGTGAACGTCTAATGCGTAAAGCTGATGGTTCGTTTACCAAAGAAGGCCGTGGTATGTATGCGTATTGTGTTGGTGAAAAAGGCGGCGGTATTTGGCCTTTGATTGACAAAGAAGCTGTACGTATTTCTGAGAAAAACATCGCCAACCCTTGGGCTTAAATGGAAGATTTTTCTGCAAAATTTCAGCAGAAACTTTCAGGCCAAGCCGAAGTCTGTGCTCGTAAAACCCTTGAATGGTTACAAAAAGACCTTCAGGGGGATAGGCAACTGACTCCGGCTGACGTCTATTACCTGTCGAAAGCTGCTGATGTCTTGCTGACGATCAGGGACGACTATGGCAAAAAGTGAAGCATCTGATTACATCCAGCCGATCTACAAAGATCGTGCTTTAAAACACCTCGTCAAACTTGCTGGTGGCAAACGTGCCGTCAAAGAACTTGATGCTGAACAACTCCGCAAAATGAAGGTTGCCAGAGACAAGATTGCAACTGATATGCAGTTCAATCAGCTCAAATGGTTCCGTCCTTTTGAATACCAAAAGAAATTCTTTGAGACTGGCGCTCATTTTGCTCGTCGTGGCATGATTGCTGCCAACCGTGCTGGCAAAACCATTGCTTCTACCTATGAAACTGCCTATCACTTGACTGGTAGATACCCTGATTGGTGGAAAGGCAAGCGCTGGGACAAGCCAATCATTGCTATGGCGGCTGGTGAATCATGGGAGCAGGTGGCTAAGACCTTGCAATCCAAGTTGTTGGGTTGCGACGACATCAAGCAAACGTATAAACTAGGGACAGGATCAATCCCCAAGGAATACATTGATGAAAAATCATACCGATCTGATGGGCAAAACGTGCTTAGTATCGAGATCTGGCACGTTACTGGGGGAAAGTCCAAGCTTTACTTCTCCAACTACACGCAGCAAGTACGTCACCTCCAAGGGTTCGAGCTTGATTTGGTTGTCCTTGATGAACAGCCACCAGATGAAACTTTTTCAGAACTTGTTGTGCGTACAGCGGCTAGAAATGGACAGGTTATCTGCTCATTTACCCCACTCAAAGGGTTGTCAGGACTCGTCCGAAAATTTTGGGACCAAGTAGAAGGCTATTCTCATGTGCGTGTGACGTGGGATGACATTCCTTACGAGAACGAATGGGGCGAAGTATTCTTTTCCAAGCAAGAGCGTGAACAACTTTCCCGAGACTTTATGCCTTGGGAGCGTGAATGCCGCATAAACGGTATTCCTTTGGTGGGCAAAGGCGTTGTTTTCCCAATGCTGACGTGGCCTACCTACAAATCCATTGATAAAGACCTGCTCAACAATGAAAAACTTGAGCGATTGATTAGTTTTGACTTGGGAATTAAGAATGACCCGACGATTATCTCGTTCCTATTTAGAGATCCTGTTGAAGAAAAAATTTATCTTCACAGGCAAATCAAGATCCCGTCTGGGGAGACGCCTGACGAATACGTACATTACTTACTTGACCGAGAATCTAGAGGAGTTCCAATCGCTTTGCCGCATGATGCGGGGTTGGCTGGTAGGTACACGCTTACGGAGCAATCGGTTAGGGAGGTATTTGAAGACTCGTATGGGCTTAATTGCATTCCGGGCGCAATTCTTAACCCTCCAAATGACCAAGGCAAAGTTACAAACCATAAAGCGTATGGAATCAATATAATGCGCCTAGGCATGGAACGTGGAACCTTCTTGATTAACGAATCTTGCACGGAATTCCTTGATGAAGCTAGAAACTATGCGATTGATGACAATGGCAGATTCACAGACCCTGATGACTGCATTGACTCAGCCCGTATTGGCGTTCTAGCGTTGATTCAAGGCCACGGAGAAGCTATGGTGAGCCGAGCCAATATGTTGGCAACAAAACGATTTGCCCCGTTGTCGGGTAAGTATCAGAGGATTTAATATGCTGGACAAACAAAACGTAGTCGTTCAAAACTTAGCAAGTGGTGAGGGCAAGCGTAGCGTTGTCGAAAAAATTGCACATGAGGTGTATTTGAAGATGGTGGATTATCTCCGCTTGACTCAAGCCAAAAACACACTCAACCGATTCAATGATTACCATTACCTGACAATTCCTGTCTCTGAATCCACTGAGCCAATTCGAGGCATTGATTACATTCACCCAGTGGTCGCCCCAGGCATTGACTACGCCACAGCCATCATCACCAAGTGCTTGATGCCAGATGGCAAAGTCAATTTTGAATTCCAAAAAACCCATGACAATGATGAGGGCGCTCAACAGTCCACTGAAATGGTCATGCGAATGATCAACAACAAAAACGACTCTTACGCTTTGATTCGTGACTGGGCGCAAGACGGTTTGTTGCATAAAAACGGCATTGTGATGGTGATGCCTATCCGTGAGCCTTTGGTGCAATACAAGGAAGTCGAAGGCACAAAAGATCAGTTGCGTTCTTTTGAAATCATGGCGGCTGACAAAGGGCTAAGTGCCAAACGTCAGCAAATGCGCCGGATTGATGTCAACTTGCAAGGCGTTGCTCAAGAAATGATGCAGCCTGACGAGCCTGAGACAGAAGAAACGGCTGAAAGCGAAACTCCTGCTGATGAAATGCAAGAGGCTATTCGTAACAACACAATTTACCGTGCTAAATACAAGCTGACTGGCTACAGCACCAATGTGCGTATCAAACACATTGCACAGCATTACTTTGTCTGCAACCCAACTATCCCGCAAATCCATCGTCAAGATTTTGTTGGTTTTTATGACCCAATGACAATCCAC